TCGGCTACAGCACCATCAATTCCCTGTACGTCTGTTAGAACGCGAGTAGAATTGAATTTCATTGGGCGAATTAGCACTTGGTCCCAAATGAATAGATATACTTCGTTTGTTGGTAGATATGTGCTAGGCACTTTTATCAATGTAACACCATCCACTTGTCCGATTATTCCTTTTTTAAGGTCGGCCATTGTGGTATCACAAGAACGCATGAAAGTAGTATCTTGTTTGAGCAAGCTGTAAGTAGCTGGGCTCATAAAGCAGTATCGGCCAGTTTCAGGCACTTTAGCTTCAGTCATAGCATCGTTTTGAGCTAGGAATTTGCTGTAAGCGTTAGAAGCTGTAACGGCTGCAGTAGCACCTTGTGAGTTAGCAAGCGCGTAAGCGTGTGCTTCAGCAAGAGTGTAGATATCAGTATTTGGTACTGATACTTCTGCAATTTGTCGTTTAACTGCTTTGTTGGCTTCTTGCACCATTTGAGAATCTTCCAAGTTTCCTCGGTCGACACTAAAGGTGAAAGACTTATCTTGACTTAGTGTAAATGTTTGTGTTCCTGTACCAAGTTCGTTAAGAGTACCGAATCGGTTTGAACCGCTTCTTACGTAATCAACTTCAGATACAACATCTACATCGTAAATAGTTACGCTGTTTTTGCCGTTGAAGTCCAAACGTACTCCGCCCTTGTTTACTACAGGTTCAGTTTTTGTTGCAAGGTGTAGTCGTTCATCAATAACGCCTAATGTCGCACTTGCATAATTTTGAGCTGACATGTGTTTGTCCTTTCGTTAGCTCGCTACAGTTCTTCTGACCATAGTTCTGCTAATGGGTCTACTGGTTTTTTACCAGCAGGAGCAGTAGATGCTGGGGCGTCAGCGTTAGCTAACATCTTCTCAGTATCTTGTTGCCCCTTTATTTGTCCTTTAGTCGCACTAATACCAGAGGCTCTAGCGAGAGTTTTATATAGTTGGTATGGCGAAACATTAGAACCAATAACTTGTTGAGTGTTGGGGTCTAGTATTAGGTTAGCTTGTAACAGCTGGAAAGCTTCAGTGGCTAATTCCTTATCGTACTCGTCACTATTTTCGTTGAATATCGGGAAGTCATCTAGGACTCTTTGAGCTTCACTACTAATAGATAGTTGAGCATCGGCTACCTTGTCATTGTATTCTTTCATTTCAATGGCTTGACGTAGGGCTTCCACCTTAGCGTCAGTAGCACTATATCCTTGGTCAACCAACTCATCTTCAGTTGCGACCTGATATGCCTCGGCGTTGATTTTCTCAACTTCGGCCTTTAAGGCATTACGCTGGGAGACTAGGTCTCTAATCTCCGTGTTGAGTTGTGCTTTGCGTTCGTCTGCTTTGCTTTGCGGCTTAGTTTCTGTTTCATCGTCACTCTCAGGAGCATCCTCTTTCGATTCTTCTTCTGGAGCTTCTTCTGTTTCTTTCTCTGCGTCATCTGATTTGGTTTCTACCTCCTCTGATTCTTCAGTTGCCACTTCAGGTTCTTTAGCTTCTGATTTCTCTTCAGCCTCTACTGGTGACGATTCAGCTTTCGGGGTCTCCTGCGTTTCCCCGTCAAAGAGGTCGGGTGTTATCTCGACTTCTTGTACGTCTGGTATGGACTCTGCCATTATCATTCCTCCTGGTTAATTTTACGCCTCTATACGGCGGCGATTCCGTGGAGCTGTTAGGACACTCCGTCCTGCCTACCTTTTTGGTGTGGTGGCACACTTTTGGGATAAGCAGGACGCAATAACCTATAGGTTCTTTGCGTTCGCGTCTAGTAAACTTTCAATGTACTCTTTCTCCGAAATTAAATTTGCTCGCGTCATCTCGTTAGAATTGTGCATATTCATAAACTTGGTTGGATTCTTTTTGACATCATCAGGAATTGAGTCAACCGAGCCATAAAATTCAATTCGCTTTTCAAGATGCTTAACTAGCTCTTTTAAGATAGGGAGAGCTTCAAGGGTGTGAGCACGCTCCTTCTTACGGGAGATAGTCTGTTCGACTGGCTCTTTAGGAGTGAAGTAAGTACCATCGTTGGGGTACATATTATCAGGTGTATTCATACCAATACCCTCACTCTATTATTTCTAGCTTGGTTTGATATTACCCTGTGACAAGCTCTACACCATCGGCTCCCCTTCGAATTAACTCCAGTATTCTCTGGGCTATACTCATGCCCCTTGGGGCAGTGGGTTTTAGTTNNNCAGTATGAGTCAGCTCTTTGTATATTNNCTTTATGCGTCACAGGCTCTAGATGACTAGGATTAACACAATGTTTAGTCTTGCATAGATGGTCAAGCTCTAGTCCTTCTGGTATCTGACCTTTTACAAACTGATATGCCAACCTGTGGGCTTGTTTAGCCTTGTTCTTTATACTAAAAGCTCCATAGCCCTTATTCAAGGCACCAGTCCATAGCCAACACTCTGAAGTCTTGTCAACTTTCGTCCAAAATCGTTTCATTACATTATCTTCGACAATCATTGCTGTACTCCTTGAGTTAGCATATCAAGTATCTGTTCAACTGGTACACCAGAGTGAAGCATAGCTAGGGCTTGTTGGATTTGTTGCTCACTAGCACCTATCGACTGAAGCATTTGGACTAATTGCTTGTCCTGGTCTCCCATACCTGTTTTGGGGGCTTGAGGAGCTGAACCTTGTTGTGGCATCATCATTTCCTGTTGTTGTTTTTGGGTGTCAAGCATTAGTCTCTCTTTGTCCATCTCTTGTTGGTGGGCTTGCTGGTCAGCCTTTAAGATGTGGTCTGGAGTGACATCTGGGCCTGTTTGTTGACCTTGTTCAAGCTGTTGCTGTTGAGGAGACATACCTTGTGATGTTGTGCCGAATACAGCCTGTTCAGTGACGCGCTTCATATCTTCAGGCATATCCTTGTAATTGACTATTACATTCTCTCTAGGGTCGGGAGCTTTCTGGGATTGAGCTTCTTGAGCAGCTTGAATCTCCTGGGTGGTCATAGATAGTTTTTCGGGCTCGTCCACACCAGAGTTCTTGACAAAAGCGTTCCAAAGACCGATTTGCTTCTCTGGGGGAACGATGCCCTGTAAGAGGTCAGATTTTCTGAGTAAGTCCTCAAGTGAGGTAAGAGCTTGGAGTTGTTGAGCTTCGTCTTGAGTTTTAGAGGTCGAAGCGTCTACTTCAAACTTTAGAGCTTCAGTAGCTGATGAGTAGTTAATGCGTATCTTATTATCTTCAGATAATTGGTTCATATCGAATTTATCATCTTCGGCTAGCTTTTTAAGTTCGTCAGCAGTCTTTTGGTCGAGTTGGAGTTCTTCAATACCTTCGCGTTCAGCAAAGTACAGGTTAATAGCAGTTTCTGCCCATCTCTCGTACCAAGTTTCGAATTGTTTTCGCATATAGTGGTCATCTACCGAGAGATTAGCCCGTGAGGCTTCCACGCCTTGAGGGGTTTTAGAGAAGCCTGGGTTGCCGACATCAGCGCTAATCGAAGTGTCAGGAGAAGCTAGTAGGTTAAGCAGTTGAGACTTCATGAGTCCGTAATTATTCGGGAAGTTAGCTAGCGCAGTAGTGTCTATTTTAAGTGGTTCAACAGTAGAGTTCTCATCACTACCAACATCTATGATTACATTAGGAGCAAACTTAATCTTATTGTTAGAGAAGTTACCACGCTTAATTAGAGGTGGGTTGAGTTGGAGGGCTCGGTTGTATTGGTACATCTGCATTTCCGAGTCCATAAGATTCTGTAGTCCACCGACTAATTCCACGATACTGCGACCAAATGGGTTAGAGCCGTCTATGTCACCATAAGCAAACGAGATAGGCATTTCACCTCTAGGGTCTTTGTTCTTCTTGGTACGGACGATTGTACCTTCATATACAGGTTTAGCACCTGTGCCTGTGTTCTGGACGTGGAAGGTGTAGAAGTTAGCGCCTACGCCCCGTTGGAAGCCAGTAATCAGTTCGATACCACCTTGGGCATCTACCTTTTGAGCTCGCTCTGATGGTGTCTTGGCCTTGTCGTCTTTAGTGGTTTCGATGTTTTTAATTCGTTCCAGGGCTTCAATATCCCAAGTTCTCGACTTCTTATCGAGCTTCTTTTGGGTTTCTATTAGGGCATCAATGTCTTTGGTTTGCCACCAAGAACGCATAAACACATAGTTAGAGTCAGCATCCGAGAGCTTGCCTGGTTGGATGGCGAGGTCGCCCCAGTAAATCAGTCTCAGGTCAGTGCAGAAGTATTCGCCGTGTTTTACGAAGGGAACATAAGTACCACAGAACCCGAAAGTTAAACTACGCTCTACAACTTGCCAGCATTTCTGGATTAGGGCATAATCTTCGTTGGCATTAGGAATTATCTTATTAAGGAAGATAAACTCAGCTACTACAGATAGCCAGTCGTTTTTAGCAGATATGACCTTACCTGTCGGGATTTGCTGGATGATTCGGTGGGGGGTCTTACGGATGATAGAAGCGGTCGTACCATCGGTAGTTTTAGGATATTCTTTAGGAATCGAGGCGTGGGGCTTATTAGCAGCGATGCGCTCGTACTCTTGGAACTTATCAGTCAGCCCTTCAGTGTATTGTCTGGAAGTGCTGTAAGTTTCTGCTATTGTTTCGGGGTTTAGATACTGATAAGCCAAGATTCTCCTTTAAGAATCCGTGGTATGGGTATCCTTTTTAATTACCTAAATAATAACACATAAGCACGTTAGTCAACAACTGTCCAGCACTTTACAATAAAATAGCTAGGCTTGCCTGTGTGTTCGATAACAAACGAAGGTCGGGTCATTGGGTCCTCTTTGTCGTAGGTTAGTCGGTCTTTAAGCTCGGCTAATTCCTTGGTAAAACGGATAAATTCAGCCATTTCCTCTTGAGCGGATGTGACCTTAACACGAACTTTATAATGTCGCATTGAGCGCTCTGTGCCATCGTGATAAATCTTGATACTGGTGCGTTCTGAACCAAACTTCATTACTTGTTGCCTGTTCTCTTGTGGTTATCTATAGCTGTTTTTCTATTTTTGTTCATATTAGGTGTATCAAAGGTCTCATCTGTACCTTTTACGAAGATTTCTTCTTCTTTGTATAAGTAAACCTCTTTAGCCCAGACCTTCCCTCTAGCCTTGCGCATAATCTTTAGCTGAATGCCGTTTTTAGTGCCGTTATCAAAGAGTAGAACTTGTCCGACTTGTATCTTGTTCTTACCTTCTTCGGTTAATTCTTCAGTTAAATCTATCCACTTCATATTTCCTCCTATCTAGCCCATATTCCAGCTATGTTACCACTTTTATAAATCTTTTTATCATCTTCTTTGGGTCTTAAGGACTCCATTCCGTACCGAATTGCATCCATCGCATCGGAGTATTCGTGGTCGGGGATGTCGAGGATGTCACCATTCTTGTCGGTTTTCCACATATAGTTACGATAACTCTTAATAACGTTGACAGAACGCTTGGTTACACTCATACGTTGGTCTTGTACCCACTGAATACCTTGATTTCTACTGCCTGGACCTTTTTGGGAGCCAATAATCTGCACGCCGTGCTCTTGCATCTCGGCAATACTCTTGGGTTCGGCTGAATCAGCGATACAGAGGACATTCTCCTTACCAGAAGTCAAGATATAGTCGGCTATTTTACGATTACTCATACGGGTGCGGTGGAGCATCTCATCAACAATAAAAGATTGGTTGTATTTGTAAATCGCAACCAAGGCAGCGGGGTCATTGGCGTACCCAAAGTCTAATCCGAGGCGTTCTAAACGCGCTTCGTGGGGGATTCTGTCAATAATCTGCCAGTCGGAGTAGATTTTACCCTCAACTTCACCTAATTGTCCGAGTCCGTAGACCTTCCACCAAGATTTGTTGTGTCGGCGAGCCTCAATCGAGTCGACAATGTTCTGGTCAAGAGCCTCATTGTCCTTATAAGTAAGGGTGATGAAGTCTAAATCGTCCTCTCGGTAAGGAAGAATCTCGGTATAGAACCAAAACTCATTAGTGGGGTTCCAGTCTAGCCAGATTTCTTGTTTAGTACGAACTTCTAGTTGGTCAAATGAATGATAAGGGCAGTTATTGGCCTCATTCATAAATAGAATATCTCTACGGGGACCACGTACCTTATCGGGAGAATCCACTCCAAAGAACTCAATCTTCACGTTAGGAGAGAAATTATACGAGAAGTCCGTTCGATTATACTGGGACTCCTTAAAGTACCCGTGGCCTTCCATTATGTTGATGAAGTCGCGCATAGCTCCCCTTTTAAGGTGGGGAAGAGATTCCGAGACTACGGAGACGAGGAGTTGCTCGTTCTTGTTCGCGGCCATCTGGCACTTATCGATTAAGATTAAAAGAATAGAGATGGTCTTACTGGCCGAGGTACCGCCTGCGACAGCCTTAATCCGCTTCTTAAGAGCTAGTAATTTAGAAGTGGCTTTTACTGCCTTGAATTCAGCCATTGAGAGCACTCGGTTTATATTGATTGTGAACAGTGCTTAAGAATAGTTGCTGGTGTTCGGGGGAGCAGAACTTTAAGAGTCTTAAGTGGGAGGTAAACTCAGCCTGACATATATAACACTTCCTAGTGAACTCTTTGTCATTATAAGTATAGTAATTGGGGGAGTGGGCTTCAAAGAGCTTGTCTACGCTAGTCATCCAAGATTCTGTTCGGGTTGGTTGTTCGGGTTGCATTTGTTCGGGTAAATCTCCTTGTTTTGTTCGCCTTGTATAAGCCATACGACATTTATCCGAACAATACTTAGCTTTATCTGATATATCTTTATCACAGTTTATACACTTCATAACCTGATTATAGCATATTATGTTCGGGTGAACACTACACACGTATAGAAATATATTCTAGGAGTCCCAATCTGATACATACTATCCAGAGTGCGGATGTAGGTACTATCGTATATATCGTATATACGGCCTTGCGCTTATCTGAAGATACCCTGTAGAGACTCCTTTTTCTGGTGTATATCATGTATGTATGTGTGTATACCTGTTAATTGGCCTGCCCTGGCCTCCTCTCTACCTATGTATATATGTATATCTATGTGTAATGCGTATGTATACGCGCTCTAACCTGTTGGTATAGTCGCCAAATGTGTATTGTGCGACACTGTCTCGGTTAATGTGTACACGCGTAAGGTGGGTGTGAGTATTACTGCATCTGTACCTGTAGGAGATATACATCATACTTATAGGATATATACTCTACTGTCTTATCTACTAATATGCTTTACTGTTCGCTAACTACGTCTACTGACTTACCTCCAAGGATAGGCTGTACTAAGATATTTGTAGTGTTTCCCTTCGAGTCAACCATCCCGTGAATCTTTGCTAGAATCTCATAAGCCTTCAATCTTGTATCGTCAGGACTTCTACTATCATTGGCCTGTAGGGCTAGGTTTGATATGCCTTGTCTTATGTGCTCTTCAGTTAAATTAAGACGCTTTTTATATTCTTGTAGCCATTTATTGTTGACTGCAGGGCTAGCTAACTGGTTGGCGTAGGCGGGTGAGTAGCCACTGTTAATCGCGCTTTTGTAGGCGTTCCCGAACGTAGGACTTTTAGGGTCTAGCCAATACTCCATAAACTGATTCTGTTGTGGAGTAGCCTGCCACTGATTCGCTTGGGCGTTGGAGGGAGCAGCTCCCCTCTTTGAAGGAGCTAATCCCTTCTTTTTTCCGCGCTTGATGTCTTTAGTTCCTATTGATTTCATGGTCTTATTATACCTTATTCGTCAATCTATCTCTATTATCTCACTATCAACCTGGTTTTTGGGGTTTTTACTCCGAGAATTCTCGGTTTGGTGCAAAAAACTTTGCTTTTGTAAAGCCAAAATATTGATGTTTACGAACATATCACGAATACACTAGCATAATTATATTATAAACCTATTGACATGCACAACCATACTATGCTATTATTAGAGTGTAGATAGTGAATAGCAATGTTAGAGTCAAGCACACCATAATGGCTACAAGGTAAACTTCACTACTTATGAGAGAGTATTATTAACAATAAACTTATGTAGCTGTTGCAGGTAGTAGATTGCGAGGTAATATATGAAAACAATTGACGGACTAGAATTAGAAGTAGGTGACAAATGGAATCAGTATAGAGTAGTCATAGAAGTTGACCCAACCTATGTCATAACTGCAGAGCTATTTAAAAATGGCAAACCAAAAACAAGTACGGCATTGATACACGTTGAAAATGGCAGATACCAAAAATGTTGGATACCTAAGAAGTAAATTAAACACTACTTGCACTGGCTACATAAAGAAGGAGTAAAGAGATTATGCAATCAGTAAACATATTGGCAAAATATAAAGACGAAAATAGA